TAAAACAACTTGATGGACATTGTTATCATCTGGAACAGTCTTAGTAACTTTCAAATATTCAATAGTATTAATAACTCTAACATCCCATTTAGTATCTGTATAATAGATTTCAAATGGTTGTTCTATTGTTCTTAATTTAAGAATAGTTGAGTTCTGATCCATAATTATCCAATCTTTATTACAAGTGCATTATATCTTTTATTATAATAATTGTCAACAAATAATTTTAAGTACGTTGAATTTTTTTACCTATGTTGTATTTAGGAATCAATTCCCAATCATCTTTCTCTTTGAAATTGATGATTTTGATTTGAGATAATCCTACTTGAAGTTCGCCAATCTTATCTTCATTGACGATATCAACTAGACCCCAATCTCTTAATAGCAACACAATACTATTTCTACGTGCTAAATCATTGTCTGTAATGTCAGTTGGTTTGCCATCTAAAGCAAACAACTCTTTGAAATGAACAATGTAATATTTACCTTGTTTATGTAATATGTGACAAGATTGATATAAGACTTTATCTTTTTTAGATGCAACACCAATACGTGTTAAAGTCTCTCTAATCTTTAGAAAATCATCTCTATTCTGTAATGTCACTTCAATCATATCTTCTATACGAATCATTATTTCTTCACTCCGCCTTTATCGGTTATTCTTCTTATTTCAGCGATTTGTTCTGTAGTTAATATGCGTAGTGCTTGTTTGGCTTTCTCATTAGAATATCCAAAGAACTCTTTTACGCAATTCAAATCTTCATCAGCCACAAGTTTGTTCCAAGGCTGGAACTTTCTTTTCATTGACCTTATACTATTTAGAAGATATTGATATTGCAACTTATTGTCAAGATTAGGAAATTTATTCATCTCATTTGCATATAGAATTGCATCCATATGTTGAGATAATGCTCTATTGACAATGTAGGGCAAATAATCTTTCTCGTCCTGCTCTACCAATAGAACATTCTTCTTGTTTTGTAAGATTGATGGAACTACTTCTTTGAATAAATCAGCCATGTTTTTGTAACCATTCTATCGCATTTTTCAAAATATTAATATCATCATTAAAGTTACCTAAAGCAAGATTGCATTTTCTGCATAGCCATCCTCTGACTTTAACTTGCTTATGGTCATGGTCACATACCCAAGGAGAAACTTTTTTGGTTGTGAATTGTATTGTTTCGTTTAATTCTTCTTCATTCTTACCACATAATGGACAGCAATAGTCTTTGTCTGGTAACGCAATTAATTTTCTTAATCTACGTCTATCACGATTAACTTCTTTGTCACATGGCTTACACCAAGAGCGAAGTTTCTTACCACCACTATCATGACCGAACTCATTATATGGTAAATCTGTTTTACATCTGTTACATTTTTTGGTTTGTTTTTGTATTTCGTTTCCTGAAATATTTTGCATATTAATACTCCGAGCGAGTATATTTTAGCATCTGCTTCGTAATATCTTCATCCAATTTATGTACAGGAGTGACTGCTGGCTGTTCCATAGGAATGCGAACCATTATTCTACCATCCTTTGTTTTGTATTTGTCGTATGTGAATGATTTAGGATCAACTTCCATCAACCATCCTTCCCATTCAAACGTATGAGATGGTGCAGGAACATTGATAAAGAATAGTCTATCAACACTCTTGCATTTTCTCAATTGCTTCTCATTGATACCAAATGCTTTAGCTTTGACGAATGGAACGTGTGTTTTAACTTCGATTGTTAATCCATCGCCAATCATATCTTTCTCACTGTCATAATGGTCAAGTGCTTGTTCAACAATTACACCATTACGTGCTAGGTAGTTAGATACATACTTCTCACCCATACGGCCAAGAATTTCCATATTAGATAATACGTTAGTTTGCATATTTCACCTTAGTTTCTACCATAAATTCATGAGATATAATGAAACTTCTTTTCCATATCTCTGAGTTCATTTCTGGCCTAATCATATAAATCAATTCTTTTTCAATCTTTTCAATAGTGATTGGAAATGGTAGATTAAGTAAATTAGGAACTGATACATATTTAATTGATAGTTTATCAAAATCTTCACCATATTTTCTTAAATATTTGTATCCACCAGGATGAGATTCTGATTCATGTTCAGTACCTCTTACTGCCGCCAAAAATCTAGATACTCTATTTCGAATTGAATATGATGCAAAACCTACATACATTGGTTCTTTATCTCTATAAATCACATATATTCCAGCAGATGATATCACTTCATCAGATGCTATATTGAATCCCATTTTTGTATTAAAATTAGGAGAAATTGTGTGAAATTTTTGACTTTCAATTTCATCATTTATCAATTTTGCATAATCTTTAGCATCATGAACAATATTGCCCCACAAGTCTTTATACATTATTTGAACTCACAATCTACCATAAATTCTGTTAGACATGCAACAAGATTAATCTCTTGGTCAGCAACGAATGCGGCTTGATACTGATACCTAGCAAGAATCAATACTGCTTGAGGAATAGAATTTGGTTTCAGATAATCATATAAAGAGTCATAAATTTTACGATAGATAACTTCTGAATCACTATCAGAGTTATTATTTGCCCACTTACGAGCAGTTGCAAAATCTTTATCTTTAAGTGCTTTGATAAGTTCTTGAAGTTGAACTTCTACTAGATTATGCAAGATACCTTTGTCAATAACACCAGACACAGAATATCGCTGTAACTCATTGAGAATTCTACGATTATCTGGAAAGTATTTTGTGACAAGAGATACTACAGCTTCTTTATCGTATGTGATTTCTTCTTGTTGAAGAATCCATTCAATACGTTTAAAGAAACCTGCGGCCATCTTCGCTTTATTGCCATTGATTTTGAAGTCAATAACAGAACAGCGAGAATGAATTGCATCGATAATTTTTGATTTATAATTACAGGTGAATATGAATGAACAATTAGATGCAACTGCTTCAATAACACCTCTCAATGCTTTCTGAGCATCAGGAGTTAGATTATCAGCTTCATCTAGAATAATTACTTTACGCTCACCAGTCAAACTAATTGATGATGCAAATTGCTTAACATTAGTTTGGATTGTGCTAATACCACGTGTATCTGATCCATTGATGACAATATAATCTGCACCAACTTCAGAACACAATGCTTTAGCAATTGTAGTTTTACCTACACCAGGTGATCCTGAAAGCAAAAGATTTGGAACTGTTTTTTGACTAACATATTGTAGAAATGTTTCTTTAATACTGTCTGGTAAAATACAATCTTCAATCTTGCGTGGGCGATACTTCTCTACCCATAAAATATTCTCGTTCATTCACATACCCCATAATATAATTTTTGATTAGTCTGTATTACTATCGTCAATACTGACTTTCATTGTTGTTTCAAAAAGTGCTTCGAATTCTTTATTCTCTGACACTTCTGTACCAAATGATTGCTTAAATTGAGATTTCGCAATGCGCTTGATAATTTTCTTTGGTACTTTAGTTTCTTCGTATGCATCATTGACGATTTCACCAAAGAACTTTTTATCGTATTCCATTGAATGCATGACTTTAATCATTTCTTCAATGGATTTACGTAGTTTCTTTAATTTAGCATCATCTAATAATCCATATTGCGTATAGATTGTTTGACTCACTTAAGTTCTCCGTTCAATGCACCAACAACATCGTTGTAGCTTTCATTTACTGCAACATTACCGCCCGCAAATAGAATGAATGTCTTACCTACCATATCACCTTCAGTTGCTGTAAATACTGCAACAACATGTTCAGGATTGATTGCAAATGCTTCATTTGATTTTGATTCGATAAAATTGATTAACATATTATTCTCCGTATTTTGTGCCTTCTTTTTCTGCTACAACCCAATATTCGATTGTATCATTTTTGTTTTTGAAATGTGCAATACCTTGTTTCGAGATGCTAACATCATATGATCCTGGAACCATTTTGAAGTTTTCAGTCTTGAATACGAATTTGAAAGTTTTATCTGTTGGTGCAACATCTAATGAACTAACGTGAGCCGCATTATTTGAGATGTCAAAACAGCTAATCTTCAAATCTTGACCATCACCTACGATTGCAATATTAGGTGAAATCAATACTTTTGAATACTGCATTACAGTATTATAATCATCTTCTGATAGTGTGAATTCAATATCAATCGATGGTAGTGTAATAGAATCACTTGGTGGAACATGAATCATTTTCTTTTCAGTTACACGATATTGAATCTTACTACGACCATTTTGTGCTTTAATAATAACATTTGCATCATCAAAATCTAATTCATTATCTTTTGACAATGATAATACTGATAAGAAACCATTCAACTCATAGATACCAAAGTCTTTTGGAATTTCATCTTTGAGTGTTGCTCTTGCTAATACCGTCTTAGATTCTGATACTGTGGCTAATACTTTACCAGTATTGAACCATAATCCATTATTGATTGATGCAAAATTTCTCAATACATTAATTGTATTTTCAGACAACTTCATTTGTTACTCCTTCATCATGTAAATCATTAATAATACTATCACGAATATCTGCTAGTGTCAACATTTGATTGACACCATTTCTTAAATCTTCTAGTGTTCCACTGTTATTAATTGTGAAATCAATCTTTTGTCCAATCCATGCCCATTCTGAAATATGAATTTGAGGATATTTTCTAGACATTGGAGTAAATAGATATGATTCTTTATCTGACATATTAGTTCTTAATGCAGTTTCATACCATTCAGGTTCTGGTCCACGTTTAATTTCAACAATGATTCCACCTTGTTTACGAATGAATTCAATCTCATTAGGAAATCTTGTATCTGTAATCACAACATTTTTATGATTCTTTATTCGATTTTCTAATGCAAAAATCCAAACATCTTTATGGAAAACATCACGACCTGCTTCAGTTCCCAAGAGTTGTAAGGCAAGACGAGGACTAAAATCATAACCAAAACGAGTAGACCAAAAATCATCTTTTTGTTCACGAAATACTCTCGATTCTACTGTATCACCTTCAAGTAAATCTCTGTCCCATCCGAATAGAACAGAGGCTGTATCTTTTAATGCACCAGCAAAAGATGCTTGTTTGTAACCTTGCAAACGCAAGAGTTCACCAACAGTTCCTTTGCCAGCACCTATAAATCCAACTAAACCGATAATAGCCATTAATATAATCCTTCACTTTCATCACGATACTCTTCTTCTGGATTTCCACAAGAAGCACATCCTGGAATATCACATGAATGATATTCTCCTACTCTTTCGTATGTTTGTTCAAAGATATCTGGTTTACAAGCATAGAATTCACCTTGAACACCTTTGATAATCCAATCACCTTCAGTAGCAATATGTTTAGCTTTTAGTAATTTACCATCTTCAAGTGTTACAATTTCAAATTCAGCAATAGCATCAGGATGACGATTTTTAACAACTCTTCCTGCACTTTCACCTAAGAATTCTTTTAACTTAGCAATACAATCTTCTGTATATTCAAATTGTATTGCATCAATAACAACAGGTTTCTTTTTGAACTTCATTACATTTCACCAACGAAATTAGCGATTGCAGGCATATCTCCAGTAAAGTGATATGTACCAATATGAGAAGTTCTCATCCATGGGCATAGCCAAATCTTACCACCGATTTTACGCCACATTTGACAGAACATATAATCTTCTGATAGATAACGGTCAGAACCACCACCAGTGATTGAATCTGCTGTATCGATAACTGTATCAAAGAATGCATGAATGTATCGTGAGCCATCAAAGTTAGCTTGACCTACATGGTCAGGTTTATATTTGATTTGTGGATATGCGGCTTCCATCTTAGAGAAAACATCACGTTTAATCATCATGAAGCCTGTACCAATTTCTAATACATCTAATGGATCAGTTACATTGAATTGTGCTGTTCCTTTAACTGGATTGAACACGAAGTCACCAGTAACTTGATTTAGAAGGCCAGCTTCTAAATTTGGATTTTTCTTCAATGCAGTAGCAACGTTCTTCCATTTAATTGCTTTTTTAGGATATGGACCACCAATAACATCTTTGTCTAATGCTAACATTGCAATAACATCACGTGGATCAAAGTTGATATCTGAGTCAATAAACAACATATGGGTGCAATCAGAGCGATGATAGAATTCATCCACTAGATAATTTCTTGCACGAGTGATTAGTGATTCGTTGAATAAGAATGAGAATTTAGTCTCAATACCATACTGCATACAAAGACCTTGTAAGTCTAAACATGCTTTCATATACAAACCATGATTCATACCACCATACATTGGAGTTGCAATGAATAGCTTTTTAGTTTGTAGTTGTTCTTTTGTTATTTGAATTTCCATTATTTGTATTTCTCCAATCTGAGGTTTTCACAGTATAGTATATATCACTATATTTGTCAAGCATCTTGTTTAAAATTTGTAACAAGTTTCATTCCGTAGTTATTGTTTCCTTTGGGTAAAACTACATCTTTTTTCAATCGCAATTGATTATCTTTGAATGGAGAATAATCAACATAGTGATGCCAACGACCATATCTCCACACAATTCGAGAAACATCTGGATGCAAATCTACTAACATCTTAGATTTATTCAAAGTTCCCTCTGCGTTTAAATATCCATCTCTCCACTTAGATTCATCTAAAGTTCCTTCTTTATGATAGAACTCTTCAGTATTACCACCCTTTACAGTTTGCGTAGCCGCTTTACCTTGCAAGAACGCATTGAATTGAATGGTACAGTCGCCATCTTTTAAAACTCGTAGGCAGATGTCTGTATCTTCATTATATCGACCTCTCCATCTGTGCTTACATTTATTATCAATTAATAAACATGAATAGATACGAGTATTCTTTACATATGGTGGATATTTTAGATTTGGTGCAATAAAGAATCGATATTGAAATCCTGAAATAGGAACATTATCATATCTATCAACGAAGTCTTCTGCGGCTCTGAAGATAACACCAGACTCTACACGAATACGTTTGTTTTTATGTAAACGATAGAAGTCTGAGATATTATCATCTAGTACCCAATGCTTCTCAGCACCGATAGAAATAGAATGGTCCCAACACCAATTCCGTGCTCTACCTGGACCATCACCATGATTAGAGAATGGTGCAACAAGTAATGTGACATAATCACGAATGTTGAAATTGTCTAATGCTTTATCATATGCATCAGCATCTTGAGGTTCAATAGCAATGTAATGAGGAATCTTCATACGTGCTAAAGACCTAGAAGTGAACATAGAATCTGCTCGACCTTTAGAAATGATATAAACTGGATATTTTGGATTAGTCATTTTGCTCAATCCAACGCAACAAAGTATTTTCATTTCTATCTAGTTTAGGATACCAGATACTCTTAGTTTTCTTAGTTAGTGATTGGTCAATGAGTTTAGCAAACTCTTCATAATCTTCTGCATTTCTAAAATGTAGATATAAAGTTTTGAATGGAAGATTCTTCTCTTGAGTAAACTCAGGCATTCCTACCCAATGTTTCTTCCATTCATCATCTTCAGTTTCAGGAGATTCGTCTTCAATTCCTACAAGTTCAAATAAATTTTGTGGTGCATCTTCTTCAACTCGAACACCTAGACAATTTTCATATTCTGCTGATTCTTCAACAACAGGAACAATTTTATTTTCTTCCATAATATAACTCCGTATCAATATTTAATTTTGCTTAATATTTTCTGTGTTTTTGAAAACTTACTGAAAAGTTTGTTTCTTTTTTTAATACCCATTTGTAATGCTAGAGGTTTAGTTTTATCATGATACACTATTCCATCCATATGGTCAAGTTCATGTAAGAAACATCTTGCAGTTAATCCATTAAATGTTGCTTGTTTTGTTTCACCAGTGAAGTCTTGATACTCAACTTGAACTTGAATTGGTCGTGTAATACTCAAGAA